TCACCGTGTCCCCCCGGCGGGCACGGGGACGAGCGTTCCGGCGAGCAGCATGTCGAGGCGGTCGCGGAGGGCCTCGGCCTCCGAGCGCGCGAGCACGAGCGGGATCTCAGCCTGCAAGGCGTCGAGGTCGTACAGCGCCACCGGGATGCGCACCTCGCCGGTGGTCGGGTCGCCGGTCGGTAACGCGTTGCGCTGCGGCGAGGCGTGCCAGGTCATGACGGACATCAGGCCCCCTACGTGGATGACGGGACGTCACCGTAAGGGGCCTGACAAGGAAGAACAGGTACAACCTGTACCTGTGTCCCCGGTTGTACCTGTTACCCGGCGGTAGCGATGCCGACGGACTCCGCAAGCCTGCTCGTCTCCGCGCGCATCGACCGGGGGCTGTTCCGCCACAGGTCCGCCGCGACCGTCCGGGCCGACGGGGTGTACGCGACAGTCTCGGCGCCGATGCGATGGGCCATCTGCATCACGTGCAGCGCGGCCGTGCGGTCGCCGCGCTGGAGATGTCCGCGGGCGACCTCCACCCACAGGCGGGCCCGGCGTTCCACGGACGGCATGACGTCGGGGTCGATGTCGTCGGCCAGCCCGATTGCCTTCTGTGACTTCCGTAGATCGGTGGCCACCGAGACCGCATGGAAGTCCACGTTGGCGCGCCCGAAGACGGTCGACGGGTGGAGGTAGTTCTGCGGCAGCGACTTCGCGACCTGGTCCCCGCGGTCCCAGTACCGCCAGGCGTCACCTTCCCGCCCCTCCCGCGCGGCGGTCACAGCGGCGTGGAGCTGGAGCGCCCCGTAAATCCCGCGCCAGTCTTCCGGCGCCCCGTCGAGGTGCGGGCGGATCAGGTCGGCCGCTTCGTTGACGACGCGCAGCGCCTCCTCCGGATAGCTGGTCTCCCGCAGGATGTTTCCGAGGTTCCAGGCGGCTGCCGCTATGGCCGGCGGGTTATCCGCCCCCTGCGCCGCCGACAGTGCACGGTCCGCGACCACCCACGCCAGCTCAGCCGGGGCGATGTACGCGGTGGCCTGCCCCGTCAGCCGGTAGATGTCCGACAGGGCGACCTGCGCCCGGCGCCGCTGCTCCCCGTCCAGCGACCGCGCTGCGTACTCGCCGTCGCGGATCAGCGAGGGCAACAGCGCCCCGACCTCGGTGCGGTTCCGGGCCGAGGTGTGCCACAGCCGCCACGTCTGGTCCACCCGGCCCTGCAACACGACCGGGTCCACCGGCCCCGGCGCGGACGGGGTAAGCGAGCGAGTCATGACCGCGGCCCAGATGTCCGGCATCCCCGGGTGGGAGAGCCGGCCAAGTGGCATCGCCGTCGCGGCAGCGGCCGGGGTGTTCGTACCGGTGATGACCGACAGGTCGGCGACCTGAAGCGCGGCGGCCAGCTGGAGCAGCAGGCCGTGGTCCCGGAGCTCCCGCTCGCCGCTCTCGATCTTCTTGAGCCACTCGACACCACGCCCACAACGCTGCGCCAGGACCGGGCGGGACATCCCCCGCGACTCACGCAGGACGCGGATCCGCTCGCCGACCTTCAGCTCTTCGTTGCCGAGTTCCTCGGGGATGTTCATGGTGCCCCTCCGTCTGGCTGGTGCCGTGGACGCCAGGGTACGGCGGGCCGGTGGCAGGCGGGAGTGCGCACGGACGTACGATCCGGCCATGGCCGACATCGACATTCCCCCGCACCTGATCGAGCTGGAACGTGCCGCGTGGGCGGAGCAGCAGGCAGGCGCCCTCACCTTCGCCACGGCGGACGCGGTGCAGGCCGCGTACCGGGAGCACGCCAAGGCCACCGACGGGGTGGGACGGCTGGAGCTGGAGATGGCCGTGAAGAAGCTGGTCCGGCACCCGGAGGGGTAGCCGTCACGCCACCCGGGTCAGCCGCAGCCACGACCCCGCGCGCAACACTGTCGCCGTCGCAGACGCCACCGCCTGCGCCCACTGCACCGACACCACCCCATCAGCCCCCGCCGTCACCGTCCCCAGCGGAGCGACGACCAGCCCGGCCGCGATGATGCCGACACCGATCGACTGGCCGAGGTCGTACCGGGTCAGCCGGATCGAACCCGTGCCGTCGGACACGCCGAGCGTGACCGCCCCCGGGGTCCAGTGCCCGGACGACCCGGGCGGTGCGGCCAGGGTCAGCAGTAGGTCGGCCGCCGGGTCGCCGGACACGATGAGGCACGCGTCGACCGCGTACCGGCCACCGGCCGTAACGGGGATGCTCAGGTGGTCGTCGGCCTGGACGATGACGCTGCTGACGACCTGCTCGTCGACCGGCTTGTCGACGGTCCGGGTCACCCCGGGCAGGTCCCCCGTGGGCGGGACGCCGGGCGGACCCTGCACGCCGGGGTCTCCCTTGTCGCCCTTCGCTCCCTTCAGGGACGCGACCCACTCGGGCTGGCTGCCGGTGAATCCGTTCGCCACGGCGACTTGGTAGGCGCTGGCCCCGGGCTCACCATCCTCGCCGTCGTCGCCCGGCAGGCCGCGCGGCCCTGGGACGAGGACGTACGTCCCGCCGTCCTCCCCAGCAGGCAGCAGGTCCGCCACATCCACCGTGCCGAGCTCGGCGGGCAGCATGATGTGCTGGGCGTCGCCGCCCGTCTCCAGCCGGTACGTCCACCCCGTCGGCGTGCACCCCTCGGCGTCCGTCGCCAGCAGCGTCACAGCCCACTGACCTGCGTCGTCCATGTCGACGACGACCCACCCGTCATCGACGACGACGCCGTGTTCGGCGGAGACGACGCGTCGCGGTGTCGGCCGAACGCGCACCGGCAGCGGGCTCCCGTCACCATCCGCCAGGTGCTGGTGCCCGGTCAGCGTGACCGTCTCAATCCCCTCGGGGAACGGCATGATTCCTCCTGGTCACAGTCCAACGTCGTGCAGGTACGGTTCGGCCTCGGCAGGCACCGGCTGCGGAGGCGGAGGCGGCTCCATCTGCGACCGCCGTATGAACGACACCAACGACCGCACCCAGCCCACCAGGTACCGGATCGTGTAGTCCTGCGCCGTGATCCTCTGCTGCGCCTCGGCCGCCCGCGTCTCACCCTCGGTGACCCTGCGCTCCAGGCGCTCGATGTGCTGGCCGAGCTTGTCGGTTACGGCCGAGAAGTCGTCCCGCCGGTCAGCCCCTCGGGATCGCGGCTGCCGACGGCCGATCACCGCCGTGACGATTCCTCCCACCGCAGTCACCCCGGCCACCGCCAGGGCGCTCAGCGCGGTCAGCATCTCAGGTCTCACTCGGCGGCTCCTGTCGTGCGGGCGGCTCGTCCCAGCCGATCGCCACCAGGCAGACCGCACCGAACGCGCCGAAGATCATTGCTACAACCCAGCCCTGCGAGAACTCGCACAGCGGCCACCACGAGACGAGGTAGGCCATGGCCCACGGTGTGGCGATCAGCCAGATGGCCAGGAACCCGGGCCAGTCCCGGCGCTGGGGTAGCCACGCGCAGACGAAGGCGATCAGCCCGGCCGTCACCCACGCCCACCCCCAGAACTCCAGCGACGCGGCCTTGAGCAGCAGCGTCAGACCGCGCGCACTGCCCGTCGGCTGAACGGTCTGGCCGTACCCGTACAGCACGGCCATCGAGCCCTTGAGGGAGAGGAGCGCGCCGCGGCGGCCCAGCTGCTTCCGGAGCCGCCGAACCGCCGCGCGCATCAGACGCCCTTCGCCAGGGACGCGGAGTACGTGACGGCCCGCCACCTGGCGACTATGCCCTTGAGCAGGGCCCCGCCCGCAGCCGTCCCGGCCAGGGCTGCGTTGTGCCACATGCTCAGGTCGAACGGTGCCGTCAGGACCAGGGCGCCGACGAACGCCTCCAGGCCGGTAGACACCACGCGCTCGGCGAGGTCCCGGCCGTAGGTGGCAGCGGTCTTGACCACCGTCTCAGCGGTGGGCAGCAGGGGATCGGTCATGGGTCAGCTCTCCGTGGTGAGTAGGGCGAGGATCTGGTCGAGCTTCGCGTCGAGGCGCTTCACCGCAGCCTCGGTGCGGATGGACCGCTCGGTGGTCTCCCGCAGGAAACTCCCCGGGGCCCACGTCGGGTTGTCGTCCGTGGCCATGCTGGGCGGGGCCGGCATCCGGTCCACGCCCCACACGGCTCCGTACACAGCTTTCTGGTCCATCTCCGGCTCCTTCACGGGCGCGGTCGGAGTGGTGGGCTTCGACGGCTTGTCGCCCGGGTTCCACGACGCGGGGTGGGCGAGGCGCTCGGCGACGTCGCGCCGGAACTGGTCCATCGGCAGGCGGGGGTCGACCGGCTTGCGGCGGGTGGCCTCCTTGTGCGCCCAGACGCTGTCCGCCGACCAGCCGTGGAACCGGCACCTGGCGGCCTGCACCCGCACAGCAACGTCGTACTGCTTCGCGGGCCAAGTGCGGTCCGGCTGCCCGTTGTTCTCGCACTCCAGCCCGTACGAGACGGCGTTGCCGTCGATTGGCTCGGCCGCGTCCGGCGCCGGGTGGTGCGAGCGCTCGTTGCGGACCGCGTCGTACGCGTTCCGGGCCACCGTCCCGGCGTGGTTCGCCCGCCCGTTGCCGACGAGGTACAGGCGCCCGGACCGGGCGAGGAAGTCGTGACACAGCGGGCCGGGGAGTGCCGCGTTCCCGTTGAAGCAGTACGACGGCAGACCGGTACCCTCGCCCGCCGTGTGGTGGATCATCGTGGCGTGGACATCGCCCCACGAGCCCTTGTGGTTCCGGTTGTTCGTGCGCCACCCCGGCATCTCCACGATGTCGGTGACGCCCTCCGCACGCAGGGCCTTCAGCCACTGATCCGGAGTCATCGGTCTGGCCATGTCAGGCCCCCTTCGTCTGGACGTACCCGGTGAACCAGAGATTCCCGGAGGTGCCGACCACGGTCGCCGGGTCCACCGGCGTGATCGCCGACCCCGTGTACAGGTAGATCCGCGACAGGGCGAGCCCGCCCGACACCCCGCACCGCACCCCGTAGGCGGCGAAGTACTCATCCGGAGTGACCTGCATCGACGACACCTTCACCGCGCCCACCGCGTGCGTCAGCTCCAGGTGGTCCGGGTGCTGCACCACCCCGGTCACCCCGGTCGGCTCGTGCCCCTTGTCGTTGATCAGCCCCCAGCCGGAGCCCGTGTTCCGCAGCGCGCACGACAGCAGCCGCAGCGTCTGCCCTCCCGTGTCGACCATCCCTCTCCTCCTCATGCGAACCGAGCGAACCTGGGCGACAGGCCGATGGACCCGCCGTTCCCGTTCCGCCCACCCGTCGTAGCGCCCGCCGTTCGACGGGTCTGAATCTGAACCAGCAGGTCAGAAGCCCCCCGGTACGGCAGGAGATCGAGCGTCGTCGCCGCGTACTGCACCGTGAAGTTCGCGGCCACCGACCCGGACCACACCACCGCCCCGCCGAGCAGCACCTGCCACTCACCACCGGTGTTCACCCCGGCCACCTGATCCCCGACAACCGTCAGCCCCAGCGCCAGCCCGGCCGTCCGCGGCGTGAACGAGTTCTCCAGCAGCGTCGACCAGGACGTCGCGTCCGAGAACGGCATCGCCGTGAACGCGGTCGCGTACAGCGGCAGCTCGTCCCGCTCCCACCCCGTACGCTCCAGCTGCGCCAGGCGCTCCTCGACCCGCAACAGCCGCGCCGGGAAGCTCACATCCCGTATCCGCTGCGGCATGTCACACCGCCCCGCACGTCAGCCGCACACGCTCCGGCCCGGACGACGCAGTCACGTCGATGCTCATGATTCGGAGCACCCCTTCCCGGCCGGCGGGCATCCGCGGTTCCGGCTCGATCGCGAAGTACGCTTCGTCGCCCACCTCGTACGACCCGAACACCGGGTCGGCGTCGGCCATCACGTCGAACCACGGCTGCGTCTGCGCGTTCGACCGGGCAGTCAGCTCGGCCGCGGTGAGCCCGTTCAACTGCGCCTGGTCGATGACCCCGTCATGGGTCGTAACGTCCTCCAGCAGCGGCCACCCGGACGCCAGCCGCTCCGTGTCCTGCACCACGGCAGTAACCTTCGCTTCGCCGGTGCCGTCGCCGAGGCCGCTGATCTCGGTGGCCATGTCGACGCCGTTCTCCGGCCAGTCGAAATCCACGATGCTCGATGCGGGCCCACCCTTCGTGAACACCAGCCCGGACTCGGCAGCGGTCCGGCCGCGGCGCGGAAACCACGTCTTCGCCCGCCTGTACCGAGTGGGCGGCTGATTGTTCTCCACCGAATTCCACCCGACTTCCACACCGAAATCGAACCCGTCATCCGCCGCCGCCAACTCGGCAATGGATCTGAAAATCTGGGGCCGCTCGAACCCGAAATACGTGATATTCCGCGGCACTCCGTGGGCGGCGGTTGTCAGGCTGTTCGTGCTGATTCCGATGTTCCCGTTGGGCTGGACGTGCGCATAGCGGAGCAGGCTCCAGACGATGTATTTCTGGTCGGAGTACAGCCGCTGCCCGTCCGGCACATACGCCGGGTTCAGAACCATGCTGGTGTCCGTCGACAGCGTTGTTTTTACGTGGCGTTTCTCGTAATAGGACAGCAGCTCAGCGGCTCCAATAGCCTTGCCGCCCTTGACCAGCTCCCGCGTCCAGACGATCCCGGCCCACACGATGACGCCGTCCCGGTCCACGTACAGGGCAGTGCGCGCCGGGGTTGACGCGGCATCCGGGCCGAGCGGCAGCGTCTCCTCCGAGTACGGGATCGTCCCCTTCAGGACCCCGATTCCGTTCAGCTCTGTCGAATATGAAACCCCGGACATCGGCAATTCTGCGAGGAGTTCATCGGTGAGCAGGTCGCAGAACAGGAACGTGTATGTGTGCTCGGCCATCACGCCACCCTCGTCAGGGTGATCCATGAATCCTGGTAGAGGCTGATCGTGCCCGTGGCCCCGGAGCGGCCCCATTGCAGGGAGTAGTTCCCGGCCGTGCCAGCGGTATTGATGATCGCGGACAGGCGGATACCGAGTGCGTCCGACGTGTTGTTGATCGCGCCGAATGTGCGGGACGCCGTCAGGTCCGTCGTCATCGTGCGCACGGTCCCGTCGGTGACGGTCGCCGACGCTGGCTGCCCGATGCCCAGCCACCGGCCCGTGGCGCCGGCCGGGGCCCCGAAGTCGAGCAGCAGGTCACCGTCACCGGTGCTGGTGGTGTACATCCAGATCATGCCGTCGAGGACGTACGTTGCGTTCGCCGCCACGGGCAGAATCAGGTGCGGGTCGTCAGTCGCGGTCGTGCTGGTCCGGCCGGTCGACTCCGTTTTCCGTGCGAACTGGACGCGCCCGATGTCGGAGGCGCCCGCGCTGCGCAGCAGGTTCGCCGTGCTGCCGTCCGACTTGCCGTAGACGAACGTGTCCGTGTTCGTCTGGTACATCACCTGCCCCGGGTACGGGCGCGCCGGAGCCGCCGACGACGCGACCGGCAGAATCCCGCCCGCAGCCACCGTGAACACCCGGGCGTCCGTGATGTTGCCAGCGGCCACGCTCGCCTGCGACGGGCCGATCGCCAAGTCCGCGAGAACCACACAGTTCGGCGGCAGCGACGGGCGCACCGCCGCACCAGCCGACGCCGCGTACGCCCCCTGGAGCACCTCCAGCCGCCACTCGTTCGCCGACCCGGCGGTCTCCGCGTCGTACACCGAGGCGACAACGACGTCCTTCCGGTACTGGCCGGCCCCGCCCGCTGGCTGCACGGCCAGTGTCTTGTCGCCGTCGTTGACGCACACGTATGCGCCCATGCCGCCGGTGTCCCGGTTGTCGACATACGCGGTGCCGCCGGACACGATGACGGTGAGGTTCGGGGTGGGCGCCGCCCTGACCTTGAGCTGGTACTGCTGGAACGACGGCTTGACGCCGGAGCGGACCCGGGTCGGCGACCCTTCATCCGCCGCGTTCCCCGGGTGGGTGAGCAGCGACGACACGGTCAGCCGGTCGGTGCGGGCCGGGTGCGTGCCCGCCTGCATCCACGCCGGGGGGTTGATCTCTGCCATGAGCGGGCCTCCTTACAGGCTGGTATCGCGCCAGGTGACGGTGAGCAGGGACTGCTGCCCCGGGGGCCCGGGGAGCGCGGTGCCCCGGTACACCAACTCGTTGCGCCCGGGCTGGAACAGGGGCCAGGCGGCGCCGGAACGAACCCATGACCGGCGGGGGCTGGACCCCATGTAGAGCACCGCACGGGTGCGGGTGTCGATCGTGAGGAACTCGCCCTCGTTGAGGGTCGCGTCGACCGTGATGCCGCCGCCGGTATTGACCTGCTCGACTGACGGGTTCGCGATCGGGCCGTCCAGCCGCAGTACCGGGTAGGCGGCGCTGTCACCGTTGTTGACCGCGACAATCCGACCTGACTGGCCAGCACTGCCGTAGGCCCTGTTAGCCCCGACCACCGGTGATGGGCGGGTCGACGTCGAGGCGTGCGCCGTTCCGTTCCAGACACACCCGGGCTGGTCACCGTCCACGTAGGCGTGCGGGACGGGACCGGTCTCGCACATCACGCCGTCGATCGCCCACGCCCCACCCGTACCGGTGATGGACACGGCCGCCTGGTCGTACGATTCGCCCGGCCCGGTAGTGAGGGCCGCGGCGTACGGAGTCCACGTAGAGCTGACGGACGTCTGGGCGACGACAGCAACCCGCTCAGCCCCGGTCGTGCTGTTGCGGAGCCGCAGCTGGATATCCGCCACGTAGGGAGTGCGGAGCCACGCAGAGATCGTGACGGTCTGCTCGGCGGCGACGGTGGCACCAAGGCCGTAGCGGATACCGCTGGTTGCGGTGACGCCGGTATTGGGGTTCACGACCTGCCGCCATGCCCCGGGCTGCCCAGAGCCGGAAGTGCGAACGCGGGTGACCCCGACCGCCCCCGGGTCGTACGGGTCCGTGTTCGCCGTGTCGACCTCCATGCTGGGGTTGAGCACGAGGTTCGTAACCGTGGTGCCCGAGTACGCCAACGGGTACGTGCGGCCGGCGGCCGGGGAGTACGCGGTCGTGGTCGCCGTCCGCTCCTCCAGCCCGTACAGGTACGGGTCGGCGCAGTACAGCTCCAGGGCCGCCGACCCGGTGCGCCAGAGGTGCTCGGCGTCGTACGGGATGTTGCGCCTCCGGACCTTGCCGTAGACGAGGGTGCCCTGGTCGAGCAGCAGCATCGGGGCCGGGGACCGCTGCGGCTGGGTTGCCGCGCGCAGGGCGAGCGTCAGGTCCCGCAGTTCGTCCGGGCTGTCGGCGCGCAGGCCGAGGCCGAGCTGAATCACCCGGGCCCCGGTGAAGTCGGGCCCGGTGTAGTCGCCGTGCTGGCCCGGCCGTTCCATGTCGTCGGCCCGGATGTCGGGCATGTCGTCGAGGCCCTCGATCTTGGTTACGTGGTACCGGGACCCGGGGCCGAACGTGAGGTCGCCCCACTGGATGCGGCCGATTCGCTGCTGTGCCATCAGCCTCTCCGTCCGACGAGGGCGTCCCACGACAGGGCGTGGAGGATGCCGTCCGGGGTCGCGTCGGACCCGTAGAGATTCCAGGTGTGGTGGGTGTCCCCGCCGCCCCCAGCGCCCGCATAGGCGGCAGCCACCTGCCCGGGTCCCGGGATGGTGGACATGGCGCGGGACGCCACGTCAGCGGCCCCCACGGCGACGCGGGCCATTGCGGTGGACGCGGCGGCCACCGACTGCCGGGACCGCAGCATCCCCTCGCGGAGCCCGGCACCAGTCATCTCACCGACACCCATGAACACCCGCGACGGCGACTTGATCTTCAACGCCTTCTTGATGGCCTTCACCATCGCGGTGGCGATCGCCGACATCTGCTTCTCGATCGCGCCCTGCTGCTTCTTCAGTCCCTCGACGAGCCCCCTGGCCGCGTTCACCCCGGACTCATACAGGGCGGTTGCCGCCGTTGTGCCCGCCATGGACGCCGACTTCGCCAGCTGCGCCTGGAGCTCGTTGATCCGCTTCAGCTCGGCCGGGGTCGCCCGCGCGAGGGCCTCCGCTGTGGCCGCGCCACCCGACACGCCCTTGTCAGCGATGTCCCCGAGGAGATCCCCGCGCAGGCCCATCTTCTTCAGCTTCGCGAGGTTCGCCGTGAACGCCTGCGTCTTCTTGACCGCCTGCTGAAGCCCAACGGTGATCGCCGACACCGAGTTGACCAGCCCGAACCCGCTGGTGATGTCGGCCTCGTCGAGGATGCCGCCCTGAATATCGGCCGCCCGCTTCGCCCGCTCCTTCGAGAGGTCGTCGAGCTTCTTCTGCGCGGCCTTCAGCGTCCCAGCCACCTTGTCCCGGGACTTCGCCAGGGACAGCAGCTTCTTGTTGTCGCGCTCCACCCGGTCCAGCAGCGCCCCGAGGCCGGGCAACTTCTTGCGGTTGCCGCGGTTGATCTCGATCGCCCGCTCGATACGGTTGGTGATCGCAGTCAGCGTGGACTTCAATTTCGGCGTGGTCGCGGTGATCCCGTCGATGAGGCCCTGGATGATGCTCTTGCCTGCCGGGGTGAGGAGCTTGGCGTCCTTCCGTGGCGGCCCCTTCCAGTCCGGGATCATGCTGGTCAGCTCGCCCAGCTTGGACCTGACCTCGCCGATCTTCGAGCTGATCCCCGAGATCAGGCCGCCGATCAGCTGCGCGCCCGCCGACACCAGCGCCGAGCCCATCCCGGATGCCGCCGCCCGGGCGATCCCCGGCAGCCCGTTCAGCAGCGTGCGCACGTTCTGGATCCCGCGGTTCACCCCGTCACGCAGCTGGCTCGCAGCGCGCGCGGCACCAATACCCATCTCGGTGCCGAAGCGGCCGATCTGCTGGATGCTGTTCCCGACCAGAGCGTTGAACGCGGTAGCCGCCACGTTCTTCAGCGCCCCGATGTCCAGCCCGGCGCCCTTCAATGCCCCACGGAAGTCGCCGCTGAGGACCTTGCCTAGGGTCTCCAGTGCGGGCACCACGGTGCTTTCCAGGATCGTGGCCAGCCCGGACAGCATCGCGATCAGCCCGACGAGCACACCCGCCAGCAGCGGGCCCGCATACGGAGCAACCTTGCCGATGATCACCGTGGAGAAGCTGATGAAGTCGGCGATGACCGGGGCCAACTGAACGGCCAGGTCAGCAAGCTGCACGGCCAGGTCACCGAGGTACGGCGACATCGTCACCAGCGCCTCGGTCAGCGCCGGGAAAATCTCCCGGGCCGCCCGCTCGAAGACGGGCACGATCTGCCCAAGGATCTCCGGCAGGCGCTCCAGCACCGGGGTCAGCTGCACACCGATGTTCGTGGCCAGCTGCTCCAGGAACGGGGTCATCTCCTGGATGACCGTGCTCAGCCCCTGGAAGAGAGGGGTCAGTGCGGGCAGGGCTGCCGCCGCAAGTTCCGCAGCGAGCGTCACGAACGGCAGCAGCGCGACGACGAGTTCGCCGAACGTCCCGGCCGCCGTTTCCAGGACCGGACCCAGGGCGGCCAGCACGGTGCTCAGCCCAGAACCCAGCGTTGCGACCAGCAACTGCACGGGGCCCGCGAGTTCCTCGACGACGGGGCCGAGGACGGCGAGGGCCTGCCCGAGGAGCGGGCCGACCGTGGACGCCACCACCCCCATCGTGTCCGACAGGGCGCGCAAGGCCCGCTGGAACCCGTCCGTCGCGGTCGCGTCCTCCAACGCCTGGGTGATGGTCTCCAGCGTGGAAAACAGGCCCTGCCCGCTGGAGGTGATCCCCCCGAAGATGTTGCTGACGGTGCCGACCACGTTGCCGATGACGCCGCCGAGCTGGCCGAGGAGATCGATGGCTTTCTCGATCGCCTGCTCCATGGCGCCCGACTCGAACGCGGTCGTCATCCGCTGCGACAGGCGGTCCAGGGCACCGCTGCCGCGCTGCGTCAGCCGCTCGAAAGCAGGCCCAGCCGCGGCGCCGATCTGGACGAGGCCCTGCACGACCGTGGCGGGCAGGTTCGACAGGTTGTGCAGGCCGACGGTGGCCGAGTTCAACGCCTTGCCGAGCGCCCCGGACTGGCTGAGCCCGGTGGCCGTGTTGAGTACCTGGCGGCCCATCCGGTTCAGCGCACCGGCCGAGGAGGTAAGGGCGAAGGACAGGTCTGGGCCGACGGCCTTGGCCGTGGTCTTCAGGGTCTTCCCGAGGCCCTCGAAGAGGTTGTTCTGCACCCTGAGCTTGAGCTTGTCGAACTGCGGGCCGAGGCCCCGGATCGTCTCGACGAACGACCGGGCATTCGGCGCGAGCTTCTTCAACGCCTCGGCGTAAGCCTCGGCCGACTCGGGGTCGAACGCGTTCTTCAACGCGTCCTCAACACCCATGAGGCCGATCTTGAGGCTGGCGTTGGCTAGCCCTACGGCCAGCACGCCAGTCGCGGCAAGTCCTGCCGCGGGGGCGATCTGCGCAAGCGCGGACGCCACACCGGCCAGCAGAGGCACCAGCGCCCCCACAGCGGCCCCAGCCTTGGCGAACGGGAGCGCAAGCTGCCCCAACCCGCCGATCATGCCGGTGATGCGGGACAAGCCTTGCCGTACGGATGCGAACCGGCGGTCCAGGTCGTCGGTGTCGACGTCCACGTCAATATCGACGTCGGTATCGTCGACCTCGCGCGCGGCCTCCCGGATCTCCTCCAGGTCAGCGAGCGCCCCGCCCACGGACGCGGTCACCAGCACGTTGGGGTGGTTGTTCCGGAGCCGCTCCAGATGCGGCTCCAACTCCTCCATGCGGCGCAGCGCGTCCTCGATGCTGATGTCCACGCCGATACGCTGCTGGGACAGGCGCTGAAGGTCCCGACGGACGCGGGCAAGGTCGCGGTCGAGGTCGGTGCTGTCGCCGTTGATCTCGATGTCGGGGATGTCGTCGGCAGCAGCCTGGAGGGTGCGCTGCATCGACTCGCCGAGCGCTGCACCGACAGAGGAACCCTGCCGAGTGGCGTCGGCGACCACACCGTTGGTGTTCCCGAGGTTGACCTGCAAATGGCTGATCAGGTTCGGGAGGTTGATGTCGTCGGCCACCGCAGGTCACCTCCGTTCACGTGCGGCGCATGGAGGCAAAGCCCAAGAGGGATTCACCGCCAGCGGGTTCGGCTGGGGTCTGACGGCCGCCGGTCTGATGGGCGGCCTGATACTGGTCAGCGAGCGTGACGAGCTGCGCCTGCGTCATGTCCCAGAAGGCGCCGGGTGGAATGTGGAGGGCACCGACGGCGAGGTAGTAGAACTCGGCCCAGGGGTAGTCGGCAGGCTCACGTCCGTCGCCGCCGGGCCCGCCCCGTTTCCCCGGGTCTCCAGCGCCTTCGACAGGGCCGCGGCGAACGCCGCCGTGTACGAGTCGAGGCGGCCCGGGTCGAGGAGGTCCGCGAGGTCGGTTCCGTCGGTGCGCCGGCGGAACACGATGTCGGACACGGTGCGCTTGCCCTTGGCGTCGACGTGCTCGCGGATGTGGGGTTCGAACCCGCCGGGGCCGACACACCCTGCGCCGATGATCTGGAGGAGGGGGCCGAATGCAGCGCCCTGGCCGGTGCTGTCGATGGCGTCCTGTACGGCCTGGATGCTGCCGAAGCGGGCTTCGAGGAGGGCGAGGGCGCGGAAGCTGTAGCGGAGGGGGACGGTGGTGCCGTCGGTGAGGTCGACGGTTCCTCCGTCGGCGAGCAGGTCAAGGCCTGTGGTCACGGTGGGTCTCCTGGGTGAGTGCCGGGTTTCGGCCTGCGGGAGGGGTGTTGGGCCGGGCGGGCACGGCGTTGACGGAGGTCCGCGCCCGCCCGGGGCTTACGGGGTCGCGGCGGTCGGGATCGCGGCGGCGGTCTCGTGGATCTCGACGTCGACCCACTCGCCGGTGCTGATGAGCGGCACGGCGCGCGCCTCGTTCTCGATCGTGCGGTAGTCCTCTTCCGCCAGGCCGAGGCCGGGAAAGCTGGACATGACGCACTTGTAGAGGGTGAAGTACACGTCGCCGCCGACGAGGTCGCCACCGGAGGTGGGCGTCTTCCCGACGATCTTGTACGGGAGGGGCTTCGCGCCCTGCTTCATCGACCACTTCGACTTCTGCGCCGGAGTCGTCCCCGAGTCCGTCACCGTGCTGGACACGAGCGCCTTCAGGACGTCCAGCGACAGCTTCGCGTGCGGGTACGACACGGTCACGTTGGAGATCGACGAGTCGGAGTCCAGGAGCCCGTTGTCACCGCGGAGTTCCTTCACCTCCACGTCACCGGAGATCTCCATCGACTTGATGCCGGGGACGTCGATGCCCTCGCCGTACGACGGGGTGCCCCCGGCGGGGTCGGTGAGCAGGGGGAAGATCTTGCAGTCCTCCACCGCGTACAGCTTGGTCACTCGGGAGATAGGCATTGCGGGTTCCTTCCTGGTGCCGGGGTTCGGCTCAGCGGGTACGGGGCGGAGAGTCGGGCGGTGAGCCGGGGATCTGTTCCACGACTGCCTGCGGGATTAGGGCCGCCAGCGCGGCGGCATCCAGCTCGGGGGCCGGCAGGACGAGCCCGTCGAGGACGGGGTAGGTCCAGCCGGGGCGGGTGGTGTCGGCGGGGTAGGTGCTGACGGTGCCCTGGGCGGTGCCGGGGACCCGGACGGCGAGGGTGCCGGGGCGTGGGTTGGCCCAGGGGCCGAGGCGTGAGGCTGCGTCGGCGCGGCTGGTGGTGGTGTACGTGGTGGGCCGGGACCCGGCGGCGGTTAGGACGTAGGACCCGGGCACGGCCGCGAGGAGGACCGGGACGAGGGCGGGCAGGACGTCGACCTGGTTGTTGGTGACGGTGAGGACCCCGATGCCGAGGACGGTCAGGGACCCGGAGGCCTGCGGGACACGGACAGCGGTCATGCAGGGATCACCTCCTCGCGGAGCAGCTCGCGGTGGATGGAGAGGGTGATTGACGCCCGGACCCGGTTGTTGCTGATGGGGAACCGGTCGATGCCGGTGACGCGGACCGCGGTGACCTTCGCCGGGTGCGCGGGCAGAGCGTGGCCGTGGAGCGCGTGGGCGATGGCCTCAGCCAGCCCGTACCGCTCGACCGCCTGCGCGGTGCCTGCGGTGGCCTTGCTGCGGGCGGTCTCGACCAGGTCGACAGAGGCCGTCTCGACAATCTGCAGGGCAGCATCCGGGTCGCCGAAGTCCCCGTTGCCACGCGTGTCCAGGCCAACGTCCTGTGCCTCGGTGACGACGATGAACGGCGGGGCCTGTCCCTCGCGCGGCCCGTCGCGGAACACGGGTACTCCGAACTGGAGGCCTTCGAGCCGGGCCTTGATCGCGCCGGACGTGGTGGCGGCCATTACCGCCCCCGGATCTGCGAGAGGTTCGCGCGGAAGAAGATGTCTGTCATCTCAATCGCCGGGCGCATGAACGGCTGGGCCCGGGTGCCGGGGTGGTTGACCTGTGCGACTGGGTGCCGGGCACCGGGCCAGTACAAGGCCTTCTTGTTCGTCGGCTTGATGACGTGCGGTGCAGTGCCGTACTCCACGGCGGCCGCGTAGTTGACGTTCGTCCCGACGAGGTACCCAACGTTGCGGCCAGAGCCCTCGGCCCGGGACACGATGCTGGACCGCAGCCGGCCGGTGTCAACCGGCGCCCTGCGGCGGGCTTCGTTCTGGACGTCCACTCGGGTGCGGTCCACGGCGCGCTTCACGTCGTCGGACATGCGGCCGAGGACGCGGCGCAGTCCGCGCTCGTAGGCACGGGTGTTGATGGTGGCGCTGGCCGATGCGCTGAACCTCATCAGATACCGCCGATCATGGAGTGCCCGCGGTTGAGGTAGCCGACGAGGAGGGCGTCTACCTGCGTCGATCCGGTGGATGCCGACGGGGGGACGGGCGTCGTCTCCTCGTCGTCGGTGTCCTCGATCTTCACGTTGTTGCCCTCGTCGTCCACGTCGAGCCCCGGGGCTGCGGCGCTGTCCGCGTCGGACGGGGAAGCAGCGGCCTGGGTGTGCGCGGCGAGGAGAGCGCACGCCTCGCGAACCAGCGACGGCACCTCGGCGTACCCGAACTCGCCGGTGATGCGGGCCTGCTCGGCTCCCCACCGGTCGAACAGGCCACGCCATCCGCCGTTGTACGACTCGGCCCCGACGACGAGGTCGTCCCAGCCGCCCCACCGCAGGTGCACCGCGTCCACGCCACCGAGCACCTCGGACGAGGTGACCCGGTACGCGGACGACGGGAGCGACGGGGCGTCGTCACCGGCGACGACGGGCGTCACCGACGTGACCGAGCGGACGCGGCGCGGGAGCAGGGCAAGCCCGTCCGGCGCCACGTCCGCTACCACCACCGCCACAGTGGGCTCGAAGAACTGCTGGGTGTAGGCGGTGATCCGCTCCGTGGCAGCGCTGATCCACGCGGCGACCTCACCGTCGGTACCGGTGCAGCCCGCGTCGCGCGCCTGTTCCACGGAGCAGTAGGCCATTGGTCAGGCCTCGCCGTCCTGCTCGGCCTCGGCCGCGTCCAGCTCACGCCGGGCACCAGCCGTGATGGTCTGGCCCTTCACCGCGATCTGCCGGGCGTAGCCGCCGGGGTGGGTGTGGACGACCGGGCCGGTGACGCCACCAGACCCGGCGCCGTCGAGCGCCCGGAACGCGTCCTCGGGGGCGCGCTGGCCGATCTCCCAGCCAACGCCGGCGTCGTACTCCTGGGTGCGGACGGTGGCCGCCGGTGCGGCGGTGTCCTTGTCCTGCTCAGGCTTGCTTCCGCGTGCTGCCATGTCAGCTACCTCCGATGACGCCGCGCGTCCGCAGGGCGGCCAGCAGCGCGTTGTACGCGGTCGTGACGGCCGCGAGGTTGGCGAAGTCCGGGGACTGGTTGTTGATGACGGGCTTCGACGTCCCGTCCATGAGGGCGGGCGACGTGCCGATGACGCGGAGCGTCTCGGTCTCCTGGTTCGGTACGCGGGTTCCGCCCTTGGTGAGCGTGACCTGCTTCGTCACCCCGGCCATCAGGTGGCCGCCGCGAACGTGATCTTCACGAAGGCGGCCGGGGTGTGAACCGCGAGGTTCGCCCGGTGCTCCGCGAGGACAACGAGGGTGTTGTCGATGAACAGCGACGCGTGGCTGTCGGTCATCAGGATCGTGACGCCCTGCCGACGCCACAGGGTCGCCCCCGCGCGGAACCCGCCGAGGAGCGCAGTGCCCTGCGCCATCGCGACCGTGGTGACGACCCGCAGGCCCCACAGGCGCATCGCCGCGCCCGGCTCAGTCACCGAAGTGATGACCCGGAACTGCCCGTTGGCGTCCGTGTCCAGCTCGATGTCCTGCCAGTCGAGCGGGTTCAGGATCACCGAGTCCGGCGGGTACAGCGCCAGCTCGGCCTGCGTCCGCGCCTTGCGGACCGTGATCAGCTTGGCGTCGGTGTTGCCGACACCCGGCTGGTACGCGCCGATCCCGGACGTGGTGAGCACGCCCTGCATCTCGGTCGTGCCGTTGCCGTTGAGGAGCTGCCGGTCCTCCTTGAAGCGGAGCCCGTACGTCAGCCGGCCGTTGATGTAGCCCATCAGCTGGCCGTTGTCGTCCGCGGCCTGCCTCGTGATGGGCGTCCAGTGGGCGACGGTCTTGAGCGTGGTGGTGATCAGCTCGAACTCGAACGGGCCGGACATGGGCTTCGTCTTGCCCTCGGCGACCACCGCGGCGTTGTTCCACGTGCCGACGCCGGTCACCGGGCCGGACACGTCCCGCAGGTACTCCAGGGTCGTGCCGTCCGAGGTCTGCTGGTCGAAGAGGTCGGCCACCAGGAGCGGGTAGTCCGGGTTCTCCGGGATGACCCCGGGGACGCGGGTGTTCTGGAGCGGGTAGGTGCCGGTGTTGGTGGTGCCGGCGGGGGCGTCGCGGGTGTCGGTCGCGGAGAAGTGCTCGCCGAACTTGCCCTGGTAGCCGCCGGCTCGGAAGGTTTCCAGGGCGCGGCTGCGGACGAACGCTTCGGCGACGCTGACGGGGTGGGGCTGGCCCTGGTCGTCGGGCTGCATGCCGGGCTGCTGCCGCTGCTGCGGTGCGTTGGGCTGCGGCTGCGGGTCACCGGCCGGGAGCGTCGCGGCCTTCAGGGCGCGGAGTCGGGCGTCGCGCTTCTGGGCCTGCTCGATCTTCGCGGCGACGTCGTCGGCGCGCTGGAGGAGCTCGTCGATGTCGCCGTCGTACGTCTCGTCGGCGAGGAGTGCGGCGATCTCGTCGCGCTGCTCGGTGAGGGTGGGTGCCGGGGGCATCAGGGCCTCCTCGGTCGTGGGGCGGGCTCGCAGCCCACCCAGCGGTCTGGGTGTCCTGCGCCCGTCTTTCACGGCCGGTGGGTCGCGCCCGGCATGCCTGTGGCTTTTACGTCCGGTTCAGGCGGCCCGGATCAGATGGGGGGAGAGTAGATCGATTCCGCAAGTGCCTGCCGGGGAGGTGTGTCCGAGACAGCGACGGGGCGTCTACCTGCGTCGTCGGCGGCGTGGCAGTGACCGGTACGAGCGGGAGCGTTTCGCCCAGCGGCGGGCCCACGGCATCCGGTTCGCGAACGCCCACCGCCACTGGGCCTTGCTGCGGAACCCGCGCTTCCCGGGCATCAGGACCCCAGGCGCAGCAGCGCCGCCCGGCGGAGCCGCTTCGCCATCTGCTGCTGGTGCAGGACCTCCGTGTCGCGGCCGTGGTTCCGGTCGTAGTCCGCGAGGCGCTCGGCCAGCGTCGGTTCCCCGGTCTCGGAGTAGAGCGCGCCCAGGGCGGAGCGAACGGTCTTCAGCTTCGACCCGGGGACGGCGGCCATACGGGCGGTGATCTGGGAGACCTCGACGAGCCGGGCGGACCGGATGTTGTCGAGGACGTCGGCGCGGTCGTCGTCGCCCATCTCGGCGATCTTCTCCCACGGGGGGAGGTCGGTCCGGATGAACCCGACGGAGAGCTCCCGCGCGCTGCCGGAGCGGGCCATGGCGCGCTTGTCGCGGCCGTCCTGCGTGTCGTCGTACGCGCCGCCGATGTGCAGGTGGTTGGCCTGCTCGTCGGCCCGGAACGTGCCGATGGGGGTGTACGGGCTGTGCATCCACAGGTAGGCGTAGGACCCCTTGTCGATGCCGCGCTTGAAGACGCCCGGGTGGAACGTGGTGCCGTAGCTGTCCTTCTTGCCGTACTGGCAGGCGATCCCGTCGAAGGTGCCGTCCTGGTCTTCGCCTACGCGGAACTCGTGCGTCTCGAAGACGCGGAACTCCAGCTCGGTCATGACTGCTCCTTCTGCCGCTGCTCGGCGTAGACCTCGGCGACGCCGTCCATAACGGCGCGGTGGGACGGGGACAGGAGCGGCGAGTACCGGTACACGGCCCGGCTTTTCGCGTCCTTGCCGTCGTACTCGTAGACGACCGCCCCGTTCCCGAACGTCATGTGCCGGGGCAGTTCGCCGTCGGCGTCCGGGCGGGCCATGATGTCGGCCTTCCCGTCGAACGGGCCGCGCCTGACCTCGGCGAACGGCACCCCCGGCGGGCAGTACGCCCCCTTGTACTGGGCGGTCCCCGCGGGCTGGAGGATCACGGGGACCTCGCCCCGCAGCAGAGTGGCCATCAGCAGCACTCCTCAGCCCACACGAAGCGCGTCGCGCCACCGTGCCCGTGCACCGCTTCGGCGTGCGCCAGCGACTCCCAGAACACCGTGGACGGACGCTCGCCGCGCCACCGGATCGAGACGGTGTTGTCCGGCCAAACCACGCCGTCGGCCACCGTGCCGGTCCCGGACAGGCCCGTGACATCCGTGTCGCGCTCCATGGTGAAGAGGCGAGGCTCCGGCGGGGGCGGCGGCCCCGCAAAGCCGAGCTCTTCTCGAGTCATCTTGGTCGGGGGCTTCTTCCTGGCCACGTCAGTACTCCTCGCTGTGCTCGATGCACCGGTACGGGCTGCTCTCGCACAGCTCGCAGGGCGGTTCCTTGGTCATGAAGATCACACCCGGGGGCGGCACGGGCGCCTCCAACGGGGTGGCACGGTCCGGCTCGTCGGGCATGGTCAGCTCTCCTCGAACTCGAAGGTCAAGCAGCATCGGCACTGGATGCTCTGGTTGGCGGGCGCGGCCGGGTCGGCAGGCCACCGGGACTGGGTCAGCTCGAAGCGCCGGTTCATGGCCACGGTGGAGCCCTGCGCCGCCCGGTGCGTCCGGCGGGTCCGCTTGTCGTCGGTGCTGACCCACGTCTTCCGCACCGCGCCCTGGTCCAGAGCAGCCAGGAAGCTGGCCTGCGAGTAGCCGCCCACCGTCTCCGTCCGCGCGATCATCGTCGCCCGGTAGTCCCCGAGGTTCGTGAACACCCGCTGGATACGGGCCCGCAGCTCCGGCACCGACTCGCCCTCGGCCACACCGTGCGCGAGGAGCTGCGACCGGAGCACCTGCTCGGTCGTCGCCGTCACCTGCCCGGCCAGCTCGTCGATCCGGTCCGCCAGGGCGGCAGCCACGTCCGGCTCGTCCAGGTCGAACGACGGGCTGATCGACACCGAGCCGCGCCGCCACGCCCGCTCCACGAACGGCCTGAGCGCCGCCGCCGTCGCCCGCCGCCAGTACGCCCCGTCGAAGAGGTCCCGCACCCGAATGCGCTCCTCCCACCCGGCCGGGCCCGTCGCCACGTCCATGTCCGTCGCCCGCGCGGCCGGCACGACGTCCAGGTCCGGCGGGGCCATGGTGAGTTGCTGCTCGCGGGCCAGAGCGCACGCCTCGGCCCGGACCTCCGTCAGCCAGTCGCTGCTGCGCTGGGGCTTCTTCATCAGCCGGTCGAAGTCCCGCAACACCCTGGCCTGCTGCTCCTTCGCGAGCACCCGTACCGCGCGGACCCCGGCGGCCTCCAGCTCGTCGTACGCGGCGTTGATCTCTGCCAGCGACGGGGACGACGGGGTGTCGTCGTCCGCCCGTGTCAGCTCCACCCGACGGGGTGCCGACGGGGCGTCGACCTGCGTCATTCGCGCGACGACGGGCGCCAGGACCGATTCCACGGCCCGGAACACCGCGCCCTCCAGCGCCGATGCGTCGAGGCGGGCCTCGGCGGGCGTCGTCTGCGGCTGGAACCCGGCCCGGTACGCGGACAAGGTGACCGCCCCGGCCCCGGCGGGCAGCGGGTCCCTGCCGATGTCCGCCCGCGCTTCGTCGAGCATGAGGACGTCGGAGTCGACGAGCGACACCGTGCGCTCCACCACGGCCGTACGGGACTCCTGAAGGGCGTCCACACCAGACAGGTCGAACTGCGCCTCTTCGGCGTCGCTCGGGAGGAGAACACGGTCCACCTCGGACCCGACGATCTCCAGCTTCGGAGTGACCGTGTCCGACCACAGGGTCGTCTTCGCGGCCGCCCGGTTCTCGTACGTCGTCCCTGCGGCCAGGTAGTCGTGGGGGACACCGAAGGCCATCATGACCTCGGCGGCGTTCGCCATGCGGGATTCGAGGTAGTCCATCTCCTCGGCGGTCAGCGTGATCCGCTGGTACGCGATGCCGCCCTTGCCCTGTGAGCCCGGGGCGCCGCGAACTAGGAGGTTCTTACCGGCGTTCTGCGCTCCCTGCATCGACGACCGCCACGCGGCCTTCGTTGCCGCGAACTCTGGGTCGCCCATCTCGCCGACGTACACAACACCGGCCGGGGTGGCGCCGTTCTTGTAGCTGGAACGCTGCCACTCGCGGGCGTACGCGTCCATGTCGACGGCGTGGCGCGCGGCCTTCCACGGGGCCAGGCACCCCAGCGGCTCGAACGGGTGCGGGTACCGGAGCCACAGCATCTCCTCGGGCAGGACCGGTACCTGCGTGCCGTCCGCCCTCCGGATGACGAACCCGATGACGTCCGCGGTCGTGGGCCGCTGCGCGAGGGGCTTATCGACGATGACGTCGACCTGGTCGAAGACGATGTGCATCTCCTGCACAGGGCCTTGACCGGTTTCGCCGCGGTCGAGCCAGACGAACGCCTGCCCGGCGAGCTCGCCCTGCTGGAGCAGCAGCGACTTGAACACCCGCGCGGACATGAGCGGGTTGGGCCGCTTGTTGAAGAGGTGCGCGACCTCGTGGCCCTCGATCTCCGACCCGTCCGGCCGGCGCACGACGAGCGGCACCGACGACCCGTTGTCGGCGATCGCCGCCACGCACCGGTACGCCACCGCCGAGTTGGAATAGCCGCGGGCCTCAGCGTCCACGGCGAGGGTCAGGGACTGCTGTCCGCCGATCGACGCCACAGTGATGGGCTGCCGGTCGCGGAGGCTGTCCAGGCCATACGCGGCACGGCGCTCGGCCGCCCGGCGCATCGCTCCCGTCTTGTATCCCACGTGTCCTCCTAGACGACCGCAGCGCTGTTGCCCGCAGGGGCGAGCATGAGTTCGGTGATGGCCCAGACCATGGCGTCGAGCCGGTCAGGGCTGTCGTCGCCGGGCACCCAGGTGGTCAGCTGCTCCTCCAGCGTGGGCAGGGCGTTGACGACGTGAGCCGCCAGCTGGTCGAAGACGGCGGCCACGGGCTCGGCGCGGGTGGCCTTGCCGCGGGTCGCGGTCACCGTTGAGTAGTTCACGGACGGGTCGATCTGCCGGAGCGTCGTCCCGATCCAGTCGCCACCGTTGTTTACCTCGGCGATCACCCGGTCGGCCTTCCACGCGTGATACGCCTGCGCGGCCTTCCGCATGCACTCCTCCGGGGACATGCGCCCCGACAGGTCGTCCAGGACGTACCCGTGGCGCCTGCTGAATCCGTTGCGGTCGGGGATGTACGCCTGGCCGAGGCCGGCCACGATGATGCCCATCTCGTCGGACTCGCCGCCGCCCTTGGCCGCGGGGTCGATCGCGACGACGATCCGGGTCATGGGCGGGGCTGCGCCGACGCGGGTGGCGTCGATGCCGCGCCAGGACCACAGGGCACCCTCGATATCGTCGATGAGCTCCCCGTCGAGCTCCTGCCGTTCGAGGCGGGTGCCGGCGTACTGGGCGACGAGCTTGGTGCGCATCATCTCGGGGAGGTGGATTGCGTCCCTCGTGCGGCCCTTGGTGGTGATGACGTCGTCGCGGGCGATGAGGTCGCGGATTTCTTTGCGGGGCTTCGGGGTGGTGGACGCGATGTAGTGGGGGTTCGGTCCGACACGGAGGCCCATCGCGGAGTGGGTGAGGGCAGGGCCGAGGCGGCGCATGGCCGCGGCTTCCTCCAGCCAGACGAGGCACCTGTTGCCGCCGGAGCGGAGGCGCTCGACATCGTCGGGGGTGTGGGCGCCGAACAACTTGGCCTCGGCACCGGACGGCCACCGGACGTGGGTGCCGCCCGCAGTGGTGCGGAGCACGACGCGCGGGTCGTGGGCCTTCAGCCCGGACGGCCCGTTGACGGCGGACTCGACGGCGTCGCCCTGGGTGGGGGCGATGATGCTCATGCGGTGCCCGCCGGGGACACGGTCGTCGCACGGGGGCCCGTTGACGTGGGCGACCATGTACCTCGCGCACCCGTCCGTTTTCCCCGTGCCGCGCCCGCCGAGCTGGAGCCACATGCCGTGGGTCTCGACCTCGTCGGGGGGAATCTGCCACGGGTACGGGGTCCACCGGTCCCAGCGCTTCTGCCACAGCTTCGCCCGCAGCTTCTGTTCGAGCAGGTCGGCCTCGGCCTCGGTGAGTCCGGCGAGACGCTCGCGGAGGTCGGTGACGGTCACTGCTCGCCCAGCTCCTCGACGAGCTGCTCCAGTGCGGCGGCCCGCTCCGGGGTGATGGTGATGGCCTGCTTCGTCGGGGCATCCAGGCCAAGGAGCCGGGCGCGGCGCTCCTGGATCTTCAGGAGTCGGTCGATCGCGGCCAGGACCGGCCCGTCGTCCGGCAGCGGGGTCTCGTGCAGGACGACGACGCGGCCGTTGGACACGGTGACGTGCTCGCGCTCCAGCACCTCGTTCGCGGCGGCCTCCAGCCGGTCCAGGCGCTCCAGCTCCAGGGACCGGACTTCCTCCCCGGCCTCGCGGACGGTCTCCTTCAGGACGCGCTGCACGGCGTTGTAGGCGTCGGCGCCCTGCTTCCAGCCGAGCTCGGCGGCAATCCGCCGGTAGGTCCAGCCCTTCGACCGGAGCTCGGCGGCTTGGGCGTCGCGTTCGGCGGTGCTGAGGGAGCGCACGAACTGGCCGTCGCCGCCGCGCGGTCGCTGCTTCGATGCGTCCATGTCCGTACCTCCTCCTGCCCGGGAGGGTACGGATTTCGGGCGTACCGGGATCTTGAGGTGTGTCCGAGACCCGGGGACGTGGTGAGGCCCCACCGTCGGGGGATGGCGGTGGGGCCTCGTGTGCCGAGGGTACGGCTCGGGTCGGACAGCGGGGCTACACCGAGACCCGGCGGCGGCCTACAACGGCGCGAGTGCTGCCTCGGCCGGTCAGGGGGCCGACGATGCCACGTTGCTCAAGCTGGATCATCAGATACTGGGCTCTCCCGAAGCTGATGCGCATCCTCCGCTGAAGCATGCTCGTGGAAGCGAACTGGGTCTCGGTGACGATCTGCGTGGCTTCCCGGATCAGCTCGTCGTCGTCCGCGCCATCCAGGGTGGGCTTGGCCAGTTCGCTGGCGATGAACTCGCGTAGCCGCCGGGAGTGGACGAACCACTCCGTGCCGTCCAGTCGTTCGGCGGCGAACCGGCGGTGCATCACGGTCTCCAGATCGCGGCCGCCGGGGAGGGTGAGGTCTACGAACTTGAGGGTGAGGCTGAGCGCGGCCACCCGGTTGGAGAGGTTGGTGGTGTACCCGATCTTGACCCTGTTGCCGTTCCGGAGGAAGTACACGAGGGGCTCGTGCCGTCCAGCAGGGATATGGTTGAGCATGTCGACTCCAGTCAGTCGGCCAGCCCCGGGAGTGTTCGCCGCACTCGCCGGGGCGCTCCGTTTCGGTGCCTCAAGTATCCCACGGGGGACGGACATTCAGTGGCCGCAGCCGGGCTTGGTCCACCACCCGCAGGTGGCGCAGTAGTCGAGTCCGAGGGCGGCGAAGAGTCGCTTGATCATCGCTCGTTCACCTCCCCCGGGGCGATGTGGACGTGGGTGTGGTTGGGGCGTTCGGGGGATGCGGTCTTGTAGATCAACATCCCCTTCTGGGTTCCGGAAGGGGTCACGCTGACGAGCGTGTGACCTGCGCATTCGCGACAGGAGGGGCGCCCCTCCCTCGGTGGGGGAGGGGCGGACGAATCGGACAACGGGCGGCGTACGGCCCTTCGCAGGGCGACCGCGCCGACGGCCCAGACGATGAGGACGGCGAGGGTGCCGAGGACGGCGAACAGGACGGCTCCGGCGACCAGTACGAGGACGGCGAGGACGCACCCACCGGCCGCCCGGGAAGGCTCCGAGGCGGCCTCCTCCAGCTCCTCGGTGGCCTTCTTTCGGCGGCTCACGCGAAGATCCCGTAGGCGTTCGCGCCGAGCCAGTTAGCGGACTGGGCGAGCGGTACGGCGGCGAGCCCGGCGACTCCGGCGGATGTGCCGAGGCAGATCCCGCACCACGCCCCGGCCTTCAGGCTGCTGCCGTACTGGGACTTCTTCGCCGCGGCGAGGAGCAGCACCGTCAGGAGCAGCACGACGGCGGTCCCGGTCTGGGTGAGGGGCAGGTACGTCCCGCGTCCGGCGGCGGTGCCGGTGGTGCCGCCGACGCCCCAGACCAACGCGACGTCGCCGAGCCAGTTGCTGATCCACAGCGTGGTGTCGGCGATCCAGCCGATGAGGCCGCCGACGGTGAGGATGGCGAGGACGCCGTAGGCCCAGGCGAGCAGGAACGGTGCGAGGGCGGCGGCGTGCCCCGCGGGGTCCTTGGTCAGCTTCTTGGTGCCGGGCCACCAGGTGGTGAGGTGGTGGATGAGGATGGCGAGGCCGACGGTGACGCCGCCGATGGTGACGAGGTTCATGGGGTCCTCAGTGGAGGATGGCCAGCCCGAGGGCGGCGATGGTGAGCACGAGAGCGACGGACCCGGCGATGCGCGGCAGGTCGTCGAGGCAGACGTAGGCGAGGCCTACGAGACCGAGCACGGTGGAGCCGACGAAGAACGCGGCAGCCATCTGCTACGCGGTGCGGCCGTGGAGTGCAGGCGGCAGGGTGGCCAGGTGCGGTTCGTGCTCCTCGATCTCCGCGCGGATGGTGCCGCGAATGGTCGAGTCGCCGACGCGTCCGTGGCCGGCGGCGAGGAGGGCGTCGCGCATGGCTCCGGTGCCGGGGCGGGTGCCGTCGGCGTAGAGGGGGCGGACGACGGTGCACCGTTCGTCGCGGTATCGGATCGGTGCGGGGGCCGGGGGCTGCTCGATGGCCGGCGGCTCGGCCGGGGGCGGCGGGACCACGGCGGGGCGCTGCTCGACGGGGGCGTCTGCGCGTTCGACGACGGGGGTGTCGACGCTGGTCGACGGGGTGACGCTGGGCGTCGGGGTGGCCGCGAGGTGCAGCAGGTGCGCGAGGACGGCCGGGGGCACCATCGACGTGATGGCGATGAGCCACGCCTGGTTGCCGTTCATGTGCCCGGTCTGTACGAGGTGCGCGACGACCTGCGCGGCCAGGGCGAGGACGATCGCGAACCCGGCGCCGAGCTGCGCGCTGGTGCGGCCGCGGGCGCCCTTGGGGCGGGTGGCGGCGACGACGGCGGCGATGCCTGCGTAGGCGGAGAGGGCGAACGGCATGCCGTAGGCCCAGGGGTCGGACCACCCGGCGAGGCGGGCGACTTTGTATTCGCCGGGCATCGACATGATCAGGGTGGCCGCGAGTACGGCGGGGCGTCCGACGGTGGTCGCGGTGCGCGCGTACCAGGGTGGGCGGGTGCCGTCGCGGGGGGACGGCACGCTAAGGTGCTGGTCAGCCATGGGAGGTCTCATCTCCTGTGGTGAGGGCCTCGGCCGGAGTTGCGATCTCCGTGCTGGGGCCCGTTTGCGTTATGGGGTTGTTGTCTGCCGCCGCTGCGATTCGGTGGCAGTACGCGCAGCAGCCTAACTGACGGGCGTCGTCGTCGTCCAGACGGGCCGTCAGCGACACGTCGTCGTCACCCGTCTGTCACGGGTTGGCCACTTCCGGAGACGGCAGGTCCGCTCGTCTCGTACGGTGCGCGGACCTAGACGGAGGGGGACGACTCGTGTCGAACCAGCAGTGGAACCCGCAGCAGGGGTGGGGTCAGCAGCAGCCGCAGTGGGGCGGCCAGCCGCCGCAGCAGCCGAAGAAGAGCAACGCCGGGAAGGCTGTGGGCCTGGGGTGCCTGGGTGTCGTCGGCCTGCTCGTCGTAATCGGCGTGATCGGTGCGGTGGCGTCGGGTGGTGACGACGGGGACAAGGGGGCGTCGTCGGTGTCGGAGCCGGCCGCCGGTGCGCCCGAGGAGGAGCCTGCGGAGGAGCCGAAGGAGGAGGCCCCGGCGAAGGCGAAGGAGCCGGACGGGCCGGAGGGCGACGTGAAGATCACTGGGTGCGAGGTGAGCAGCGCGACAGGGTGGCCGAGGGCAGACGTGCTGATCACGAACCGGTCGTCGAAGCAGTCGAACTACATCGTGTCCGTCGAGTTCGTGGACGGTACGGGGAAGCGGCTGGGTGAGGCGTTCGCGGCGACGAACAACGTGGCGGCGGGGCAGGAGGTCGAGGAGGATGCGCAGTCCCTCGACAAGGTCACGGGGAAGGTGTCGTGCAAGGTGACGAAGGTGACCCGGTACGCGTCCTGATGACGGCGTGACGACGCCCGTCGCCCCTGATGGGTGACGGGCGTCTCTGCTGCGTCAGTGCGGGTAGTCGCGGTCGAGGCGGTACAGGGCGCGCGTCGTAAGGCCCGTGATGATCGTGCCGAACCCCGCGCCGATGACGCCGTTGATGGCGTTGGGGTCACCGAAGGCCATGGCGGTGGCGGCCACGGTGGTGACGAGGGCAAAGACGACGGTGGCTGCTGCGGTGAGCTTCGTCTCGAAGGAGGCGGCCATGGTCAGCCCTCCGTCGTCGAGGTGTCGAGAGCTGCAAGCGTCGGGCACGGGTGGCAGGTTCTGCACGCGCGGCACTGCGTTTCGTGCTGCTGGCCATGGGCGCAGCCGAACACCTTCCAAGACCAGTCAGAGGCGGCCGCGTGGATCTCTCTTACTCGCTCGCTGGCGGCGCGCAGCAGGTCGTTCTCGCGCATGGTCGCGGTGACGTGCTGCATGTCCGGGACGGCCGCGCGCTCGGACCAGCTGCTGCCGTCGGCGTCCTGGTGCAAGGGCCCGTAGTGCTGGTACCGCAGGATGCACGGGCCGAGCAGGCCGCCGAACGCGCCCTCGGCGGAGGCGGAGCACATCTTGTAGGGCATGGCGGGCCAGACCGGGGTGTCGTCGCCCGTCGTCTGCACCCCGTCCGCCTCGCCGACGACGTGCGTCTCCAGGGTGTCGGCGATGCGTTTGACCTGCGTCGTCAGCTTCTCGACGGCCCGGAGCAGGGCGCGGTGGTTCGGGTCGGTGGGCATGTGGGTTCCCTTCGGGGTGGTGGTCATGACGCCATCGCCAGTGCGGGGCGTGGGGTGTTCATGCGGCGGGCGGCGTAGCGGACGGCGGACAGGCGGGCCTCGGCCGCCCGGCAGCGGACACAGGCGGGCTCGCCCATGCGCCGGTGCAACTTGGCCCCGGCCTCACTGCCGCCGAGGGCGTGCTCCTCGTCGAGGCGCTTCCGCCGACGCGTGGCCGTACGCGCCGCCTGGGCGGCCTCACACGGCTCGCAGGTCTCCTCGTACCGGCGGTGCGCCATGAGGGCGGGGAACGACCCGCAGGCGGCCCGCACGCGTCCCTCGCTGTCGAGCCACGCCCCGTCGTTCGGGTTCAGCACACGGCGCCGCTGGTGCGCGGTCAGCCCACCCCACGTGCCCCGCTCCTCCGGGGCGGTGAGTGCGTGGTCAGCGCAGGCGGGTCGGAGGGGGCAGCCGGCGCAGATCGCGGCGGCCTCGGCCTCGTCGGCCGGGTCGGTGCTGTCGAAGAGGTGGGCGGTGGTGGGGGTACAGCTCGGGGTGGTTCCGTCGAGGAACTCGGGCAAGGTGATCATGGTCGGTGCTCCTCGGCGGACACGGTTGGGCAGTTGGCGGGGTCAGGCGGTGGCTGCGCGCCCCGTGGCACGGGCAGCGCGGCATCGGGGGTACGGGCAGCCGTCGACCGGGGGCAGGTGGTGTGTCTGGCAGACGGCGAGTTGGTCGGTGCATTGGGCGGCGACGAGGTGCCCGACGAGTTCGGCGAGTTGCTCGCCTTCGGCGGGGAGGATGACGCCGCGCCGTGCCCGGTCGAGGAGGTGGCGGAGGCGCTCGGGCTGGCCGGTCACCGGGCCCCCTCGGTGGCGTCGTCGGCCAGGGCGCGAAGGTCGGCGGCCACGAGGCGGCGCCCGGTGGCAATGTTGCGGCGGCGCCTGATGGCGTCGCATGAGGCCTGGGAGTCCTGGAGGGCAGCGGCCCGGTGCAGCACCTCGGCACGGTAGGCGGCGACCAGTTCTTCCGGGGTGTGTCCGGTGTTCGCGGCGTCGTTGAAGCTGATGGCGGCGAGCAGTTCGTCGCGGGCCTTGTTCTTTGCCATGGCGGTCGGGTCCTTCCGGGTTGGGGTGGCCGCCCCACCCGGGGCGGCCACACAGCAGGGGCGTCAGACGGCGGGGAGGTAGTGGACCTGGACGGCGCCGTCAACGTCCTCGCCGTCGAACCTCACCTGCCAGTCGGACTCGGCGTCCTCGGGCTGCCACTCGAAGCGCGCCCACGCGGCAGTGAGCGGGTCCTCGGCGTACTCGGGGTCGATGTCCTGCGCCTTGCAGTACGCGACGAGCGCGGCTCGGGCGGCGTCCGGGTCGCCGGTGAGGATCACGATGTCCTCGTCGTCCAGCCAGCAGACCGGGACGTCGGCGTAGGTGATCCCGCCGAAGTCCTCGGCGGTGGGCGTGAACACTCCCATGGGCAGGGCGGGGACCGGGATGACCTGGTCGAGGTAGCGGATGCCGTCGTAGTCGGGGCGGCAGGCCAGGTTGTTGCGCTTGCCGTCGAGGCGGACGCGGAGGCTGGCGGGGTCGTCGGTGATCGCGGTGATGATGCCGGGGAGGAAGGTGGTCTGGTCGCGGTAGTAGGCGAACTCGACGCGGCGGCCGATGACGGCCTGGGCGGGGAGGGTGACGGTCATGTGGGTCTCCTTGGGTGGGCCGGGATCACCCGGCAGCAGGGGCGGGGGTGGTGGCGAGGGTGTCGAGGGCGTGTGCTTGCCAGAGGGCGGTGCCGTGACCCCGGAAGCGGGTTCTCCCGGCGTCCCAGCCGCAGGTGCAGCGCAGGACCGCTCGGTCGTCTTCGCGCTGCCACGACGGGCGGTGCGGGGTCTCGCAGGTCCACAGGGCGGCAGCGTGCTCGGGGCAGGCGTAGCCGACGGCCGAGGACTGCAACCAGCCGGGCTCGACGTTGGCGACGTTGAGCTGTCGCAGGCATCCGGGGACCACGCACAGGCGCATCAAGGTGCCTGCCTGCTCCCACCGGTGGAGGGCGTTGAGGGCAGCGTCGGCGTGGGCGAGCCACTCGGAGCGCAAGTGCTCCCACTCGGTGCCGGGCTTCCGGAACGCGAGGGATCCCGCCTCCTTCGCCATGGCCTCGGCGATGTGCTGCCGCAGCCACTCAGCGGGCTGGACGACGGTCTCGGGCGTGGTCATCGTGTGGGCTCCTCGGGCGCGGCAGGGGCAGCGGTGGTCGCCCACGTCGCGCAGTCGGTGTCGAGGGCCTCAGCGCCCCACCACCGGCCGGGACGGGGCTTGACTGCGGCCCCGGTCTCGACGAGTTCGTCGACCGCAGCGGCGACCTGGGTGGGGTTGGTGTACCCGTCGACCGGGAGGGGCTCCGGCTCGGTGTTGGACCCGTCAGCTTTCAGCGCGGCCCACAGCCAGGCCGGCCCGCGCTCGGGTTCCCCGTCGGCGGCTTCGACGCCGGTGTGCCACTCCCAGATCACCAGCAGGCCGTGGGGGAAGCGGCGGTACGGGGGGTGGTGGAGGATGCCGCGGAGGTACTGGTGGGTGCCTCGGGTGTCGCAGTCGTCGAGGGTGTGGGTGTCCGGGTCGAGGCCGACGTCGGCGAGGGCGAGCAGGGTCTGGGTGAGGTAGAGGGCGTGGGGCAGCTCGGTCATCGGGTCGTCTCCTTGGCGGGGCGGCGGGTGGGGCTGGCGGCCTGCTCTTCGGCGGGCGTGGGGATGTCGATGCGGAGGGCGTGGAGGACGGCGTTGAGGATGGTGTCCGGGTCGGCGCCGGGCTCTCCGGCGGAGCCTTCGACGGCGTGCCAGGCCCGGTCGTGCTCGCGCGGGGTGAGACGGCGGCGTGCGGGGTGCGCCTCGCTGGTGGGCGGCTGCACCCCGGCGGCAGCGTCGGCGGCGTCGGCGGCCCAGCTCGGGATCGGCAACTTCCGCCGGTACGCGAAGACGACGCACTCGCCGGAGCAGTACGGGCGGGTGTCGCCGGTCCGGTACACCCGGTCGTCGTCGGTGTAGTCGGTCAGGTCCTCGTTGCAGCGCGGGCAGCGGGGCGCGGGGGCAGCTCCGGCAGCCAGCGCGCGAAGGTCGGCGATGTCCGCCAGGATCAGTTCGCCCCACGGGCCACGGTCGGACTCGTCGAGCACGTCCTGGAAGCCGACGGCGTGGGCGGAGAGCCGGTCGACAACGCGGAGCACGGCGGCCCGGTCGGCAGGCGCGGGCGGGGCGGCGGCGTCCAGCCCGGCGGCCGTGTGGATCGCGTCGATCAGCGACTGGGCGTCCCGCCACGACTCGGCGAGGGCCATCGGCTCGTCGTCCACGGTGAGCCACACGCAGTCCTTCAGCCGCTCGGCGACGCCGTCCCGGATCACCTCGGCGGGCGTCGGCACCAGCACGTCCTCGGCCACGTTGGTGCCGAGGAGCTGCCGGGCCACCGCCAGGGCAGGCGCGGGCAGCACCGCCAGGACTGCGTCGGCGATCTCTCCCGGTGTCGCATCGCCCAAGCGCTCAACGCCCGGCGGCTGGCGGAACAGCGCGGCCACAGCGGCGCGCAGCTGGTCGGCGGGGCGGTCAGCGGGGGTGGGGGTGGTGTCGGTCATCGGGGGCTCCAGGAGGTCTGCGGGGTGAGTTGGGCGGCGGTGGCAGGGGGAGTTCGGTCTGCCCGGGAACGGGCGGCGGCGGTGGGGTGTCGAGTCGGGCGCGGGCCCGGTCCAGGGCGGCCGTCACGCGGCGGCCGTCCGCTCGTTGGCCGCGCGCCGCTCGGCCTCGGCGACGAGCGCGAGCAGCGCCGGCCGTACGGGCGTCGTGTTCAGCGCCCCTGTGCAGTCGGTGGCCGGCGGGATGTACCCGGACCACGCGGCGGGGGTGCTGAACCGGTGCGGCGCCTCGGTCAGTTGCTCGGCAAGGTCCGGGTGGCGCAGGACAAGGGCACGGCGCCGCTGGTTCTCGGCGCGGGCGGCGGCTCGGGTCTGCTTCAGGAACTCCTTCAGGTCGCCCTGCTTGCGGAGGTCGGCGATGTCCTGCTCGGTGATGGGCTCGGTGCTCATGCGGCCCTCCGGCGGTCGTTGCCGGTGATGACGGCGCGGTCGCACATCTCGGTCAGGCGGGAGGCGACACGGTCGCCGAGGCGGGCGGACAGTTCCTTCGGCATGACGTTGGAGGTGAAGAGGGTGGGGAGCTGGTTCTCGTACCGGTGGTTGACCAGCCGGAAGTTGATCTCTTCGGTCCACTCGGTGGCCTTCGCGGCGCCGAGGTCGTCGACGAGGAGGAGCCGGGCGTGGGCGTAGCGGCGGAACTCCGTCTCGGAGTCGACTCCGTTGCGGGGGCGGAGTGCGGCGTAGAGGTCGGCGGAGGAGGTGGCGACCCAGACGGCGGAGACGCCGGTGACGGCGAGGCGGCGGACGGTGCCGTACGCCTGGTGGGTTTTGCCGACGCCGGTGGGGCCGAGGAGGAGGAGGGATCGGCCGCGGCTGATGACGGGGGTGATGGCGTCGCGGCGCTTCTGGTGGGCGCGGGCGTCGTCGACGAGCGCGGTGATCCAGGTGAGGGTTTCGGGGAGGGTGGCGACGGCGTTGCGGTAGATGTGGGGGACCGAGGTGCGGGCCTGGGTGATGGCGCGGCGGATGAGGTTCATCTCGCTGAACGGGTCGCCGTCGCGGGTGTTGATCTGGTCGGTGGTGATGCCGCGCTCGGTGAGGAGCTGGGCGAAGTTGTCGCGGTCGAAGCTGATCGCGGGTGCGAGGTCCATGGGTGTGCTCACAGGGAGTCGTAGTAGGCGGACTGGTCTTCGGGGTTCGTCCACGGCTGGTAGCCGCCGGCCACGGCGCGCAGTGCGGGGCGTTCAGCTCCTGGGCGGGGCAGCGGTGGAAGTTCGGCCCAGCCGCGGAGGAAGTACTTCGCGGATTCGATGCCGTTGGGTGCACGGCTGGCGGCGCGGACGGCGAAGTCAACGAGGGCGGGGGTACCGCTCTTCGTGATGAGCGCCAAGACGGGGAACCACTGGTCGCCCTTAAAGGGCCAGCGGACGGAGACTCCGGCCGCGGTGATGCCTTCGACGAGAGGCAGGGCAGCTTCGGGGATTCCGTAGCTCAGCTGATCGTTAGCGGGCGTGCCCCGCTTGCTAGCTGAGGGGGTAGTTGAGGAGGGGTTAAGAGGGGTAGGGGTCCCGGATTCCCTGACACTGACGTCCCGGATTCCGGGACACTGAGGCGGTTCAGTGTCCGCATTTTCGGGACGCTGAGAGTCCCCGTCAGTGTCCGGAATTCCGGGACGCTGAGAGCCCTCAGTGTCAGGAGATCCGGGACGCTGAGAAGGGGTGTCAGTGTCAGGGATTTCGGGACACTGAGGGGCGGCGAACACCGGGATCTTGTACTTCGCGGTCCCGTTCTTCTGGCCGGCCGCGAGCTTCTCCACGGCCCCCTTGGCGGCGAGCGACTTCAGTACGGCGTAGAGCTGGGAGCGGCTGAGCTTTGCGCCGCGGAGTACCTCGGGTCGCTCGACGCTGTTCCACGTCGTCCGCGTGTCGTCGTTGGCGTCCTCGGCCAGGACGACGAGGAGGAGCTTCTCCCGGTGCGTCAGGGCCTCGGGTGCGCTGGTGAGCACCTCAACGATCAGGCGGATTCCCACGGTTGCTCTCTTCCGTACGGGTTGCGGTGGTGCGGGTGGTGGCCCGGGGCGCGGCGGCCCCGGGCCGGGGGGGGGATCAGCGGTCGAGCGCGAGGCGGTAGATGCCGGCGACGTCCGCGAGGAGCGCGCACACCGAGTCGACGAACTCGTCGTCGGAGGAGCGCAGGGCCGCGCTGAAGAGGGCCATGCAGGTGTCCGTGTCGCCGTTGGCGTAGGCGGTGAGGAACCGCATGGCGAACGCCTTCGGCGGGTCGGTCTCCGCTGTCCCCGGTACGAGTTCCTGGAGGACGTACATGTCGGTGGTGCCGGGCTTGGGTGCCCGGTCGCCGTAGACGAGGCCGAGGGCGTGCGTGCCGGCGGAGGCGATGGCGCAGCAGACGCCGTACATCAGGTTGTTGTCGGCGTTCTGCCCGATCGTCATGAGGGCGGTGGCGGCCTCGGAGGCGTTGCCCGCGACGGCGTGAGCGATGGCCTCGAAGACGAGGTCTCCGGTCTGCTTCTGGTCCATCAGGCGGCGCTCCGTTCGGTGGCCTTCACGCGGTTGACGGTGCGGTCGGAGATGTCGAGCTGCGCGGCGATCTCCTGCGGGGTCATGCCGCGCTCGACGAGGCGAAGGATCCGCGCGTCGCGGTCGTCCTTCACCGGGCGGGCCTGCTTCCTCCTGCGGGACCGCGTCTTGGCGTCCGTGCCGCCCCACACCCCGTGCCGTTCCTTCAGGGACGCGGCACCTTCGAGGTCCCGGCCGTACGCCTCGCACTGGGGACGGACGGGGCAGCTGGCGCAGATCCGCTTCGCCTTGGTGATGTTGCCGCCCGCGCCGTGCCACAGCTCGGGGTCGACCCCGGCGCACACGGCGCTCAGCATCCAGTCGAGGCTCACGAGGCCACCGCCGTCCGGGGCTTGTCCTCGCGCCGGGACTGCCAGGTCGCCCCGTGGTCCAACGTCGGGTTGTCGAGGCCGACGGCGTTGTCGTACTGGGCCTGGAGGCGGTCGGCGCGGCGCTCGGCGGCGGCCAGGTCGGCGGCCATGTCAGCGACGGTGCGGTCGTGGTCGGCCTGCCGCACCTCGGCGAGAGCGACCTGCCGGGTGACCTCGTTGCGGGCGTTCTGCTCGCCGCGGCGGGCGTTGCGGGCGTCCTGCGCGTAGGCGTCGGCGCGGCCGACGAGCCGGCGGTAGGTAGAGCGGCGGATGAACATCACGCCTCCTGCGGTGCGGCAGTGAGCTGGGGGAGGTTGAGGTGGCCGAGGGCCCCGGTGCGCCACGCCTCAGCGATCAGGTCCCGGCCGTCCTTCGTCGGCCGCACCGAGTGGGTGGTCGACCGGGTCGCCCGGATCTCCACCCCCGGCACCGCGTCGACGACACCGGTCTCCTTGTCGGACACCTCGGCGGTTCCGGCGGCGGTCATCTCGGCAAGGAGCGCGGTGGTGTACGCGGGCCGGACCTCGGTGACGAGCCGGGTGGTGACCTCCGACGGCCGGTTGGCCCGGACCCAGGCGAGGAACGCCTCGGGGTCGGTGACGACAGCGGCGGGCTTGCTGTCGGTGCGGCTGATGACGGCGACCTTCGTCCCGTCGGGGAGGGTGGCGTCGACCTTGCCCACCCCGCCGGTGGTGAGGGCCTCCTGCATTTCGGCCTTCACGGCCTTCAGCCGGTCCATGACCGTGTCGGCGAGGGTCTTCAACGCGGCCTCTTCCAAGGCCAACTGCTGCATGCTCATGGGATGCTCCTTGGTGGGGCCGCCCGCCTATCCCGCGGGCGGCCCCGTTGTGCTGGGTCAGGCGGCGGGGCGGATCTGTGCGGTGAGTGCGCGGATCGCGTCGACGGGGGCGTCGGCGAGCGGCATGCCGAGGGCCTGCTCGGTGCCCTCCTCGAAGTTGTCGAGGCGGGCCTCGGCGGCGGCGGCCCGGAGCTGGGCGACGGCGTCGGCGTAGTCGTCCTCGGGGCTCAGCACCTCGGCATCGACCACGCCCTCGTCGTCCGGCTCCGGGGCGGCGGTGGGCTCGGCCTCGGGAACGGCCTTCAACTTGCCGATCTCGACGATCCCGTTGAGCACCGGGTCCGGCATGCCCGCCTGCTTCGCCTCGCCCCAGATCTGGCGGACGGCATCGACATCCGGCGCGGTCTCGGCCTCGGTCAGGAAGTCGCGGCCGGGCGTGGCCCACGGGTCGCTCTGACCCGGCTCCACCTTCCGCAGGTGCCGCCCGTCAGCCGCCGGGTTGTCCGCCTGCGCCATCTCCTCGGCCGTGTACACCCCGGCCAGGTCGTGCGGGAACGCCATCCGCAGCGCGAGCGCCTCGGCGCACTTCGCCGTCATCGTCGCGGGCATCTTCACCCACAGCCCGGACGGCTCACCGCCCTTCTTCGTCTGGACGTACTCCGCGTACCGGGCGACAGCGGCGAACCGCATTCCGTTCCGGATGACCGTGACCTTCGCGGCGGCCGGCGGCTCCTCTTCCAGCCACACGTCCCGCCAACGGCCGTCCTTGGCGCACCACAGGGTGTCGTCGTAGCCGAGGGCGTGCCCGGCGTCGGCGGCCGCGCGGTGTGCGATGACGCGGTACCCGTCGATGCTGGTCTGCGGGGTGTAGACCTTGCGCTGCTGCTGCCCGTTCCACCGGCCGATGAGGTAGATCTGCCGGGAGAAGGGGTCCAGGCGGGTGCGCTGGCAGAGGTGGAGGAACGCGGAGAGTTCGGCGGAGGCGACTTGGTTGTCGATGCCGGACTGGCGGAGGACGGCGGCTTGGTCGTCGGTCCATCCGGTCTGGTCGGGGCTGATGGCCAGGGAGCCCCCGGCCTTGGCGAGTTCGGTGGTCACAGGACCCTCCCGAGGATGAGGTAGGCGATGGCGGCCCAGAGGATGAGGGCGAGCAGGCACCCGTTGGCGCAGCCGCGTGCCGGGCCGCGGGGGGTCATGCGGTGCCTCCGGTGGCGGTGTACGCGGCGAGGAGCGTGAGCACCCCGGCGATGAGTGCGATGGCGATGAGGGCGCAGGACACCCTGGCGGGGCGGTCGCAGTCGAACGACGCGCGGTCGCCGAGCTCGCGCTGGCTGTGGCCGATGCCGTCGTTGCGGGGGCGGCGGTACTCGCCGCCGAACGTGTCACCCATGGCGGGCCTCCTGCGGATCGACGTGGGTGAGCTTGATGCAGGCGCCGTGCCCTTCGACCCAGACGACCGCCGTGTGTCCGCCCAGGACGGACGCCGCGCTGCGGGTGTGGGTGATGAGCCGGACGCACTTCGAGTTGTCCTCGGGGCGGAGGCCCGGGTATGCGGTGACCGGGGTGCCAATCGGATGGGCGGCGTTCCACCGGTCGACCTCGGCCGCCGGGTCCGGCTCGGCGGTACTGCGCTGGGCGGCCAGGGTGTCGGCGGCGTCCTGCATGCGGGCGGCCTTCGTCGGGTCGGCCATGCGGCGGAGAAGGGAGGACAGGCCCCATGCGGCTTCCGCAGCAACGAACCCCTGCTCGTCGTACAGGCGGTCGCCCTCGGCGTACGCCGCGTCGGCAGCCTCGGCCAGCACCTCGGCGCGGTACTCGCCGAGGAGCGTCTCGGCGCTCGTGATGTCCTGCTCGGTGGCCAGACCGCCGAGGCTGTCGTACGCCAGAGCGCGAACGATCTTCCGGCGGGCGCTCATGCCGTCCTCCGATCCCGCTGCGCCGGGGCCTTGCGCAGGGACACCGACGGCACGTCCGGCCCGGTCGCGGCATCCGTCTCGGCGGACACCTGCACACCCAGCCGATACATCCGGGCCCCGACACGGCGGGCCTGCTGCCCCGTCATCCGCACCCGGGTCGCGAGACGCTCGACGAGGTCGTCCTTGAGGTGCTCGAACTCCAGCCGGTCCGGCTCGGGCTCACCGGCCAGCGGTGCGGCCAGAACCATGAACCGCTCGAAGAACTCGTCCGACATCAGGAGTTCCAGCAGGTCATGCGTGTTGTTGTCGACCAGCGCGGCCACGTCGAGCGTCACCCAACCCGGGGTGGACTCGGCGTAGTAGCGGCCCGGGACCGGCTCACGGTGCGCGCTCATGCCGACACCGCCTTCGTGTGGGCGCGGGTGGCGTGGTCGTGCAGCTCGGCCTCGGCCGACCCGTCGTCCACGTGCCACACCGACGTCGTCCACCCGCACGTGCCGCACTTCCGGGACACCTCGGCGCTGGCCACGTTGACCGGGCGAGCGCCCGAACCAAACGGGTTCAGCTCGGAGAAGGGGTGCTGGCAGTCGTCGGCCTCGCACTCGTACGGGTCAGCGCCCGGCTCGGCACACCGGCACGTCGCGGAGGGGGCGGGCGTCACCTCCGGCAGGTCGCGACCCAGCGCGTACGAGTGGTGCAGCGGGGAGTCGTGCGGGTCCTCGACCGGGGCACCGGGGCCGAAGACGCGGCGGCCGAACTCCACCGCGCTCTCGCGGGGCACCGGCAGGACCACGTCCACGTGCACCGGGATGTCCCGCCACATCGCCACCAACCGATGGGTCCGTACCACCCGATCACCAGACGGGTAGTCGCTACCGAGCGGCCGGATCGAACCGCCCAGCACACCCGCGTACCGGCCCAGCGCACCGAACCCGCCCTCGTGCAGGTGGCCATGGAGCGCGAACTCCCCAACCGACCACGACGCCATCGGCAGGTGCGGGTTCTCGCTGAGCAGCTGCACCAGCGCCGTCGCGGCGCCCAACTGCGGGATAGGATTCTGTTTCACGGTGTCCTCGATTCGTGTGTTGAGGTACTGCCGAGGGGTCGCCGGACCGGGCGTGGTTCGGACGGCCCCGCTTTCATGAGGCAGATCAGGCGATGCGGGCCGCGCCGCCGCGCCGCGGAAGCGGGCGCAGGGTGGCCACGGCGTCGGAAGCAGTTGCCGCCACCGGCCGGGCGACCGCCGGGTCGTGGTGGTGCATCGCGTCGATGCGGTCCAAGTCCTCAGCGGAGAAGGTCACAACCCGCCCCTTCTTGCTGTGCGGCAGCTTCTTGATGTGCCGGCGCAGCCACGACTCCTCGACGCGCAGCTCGGCGGCTGCCTCGGGGTACGTGAAGCGGCGGTTCATGCCGTGCCCGCCTCGGTGACGATGGCCAGCGGCGCCGGGTTGGCGCGGCAGACGGGGGCGAAGAGGACCAGGAGGTCGACTCCGATACGCGCTGCGATGTCAACTGCCGTGGACTCGGGGACCACCTGAACTGCGCCAGTCAGCAGACCGCCGACCGTGCCGTAGGCGATGCCGATGTCCGCGGCCAGCTGGCGGATGGTGATCCGCTCGCCGGTGCCGGTGCGTCGCATCAGGGTGCGGAGCAGATCCGGGTTGACCAGGGTGTACTTCGTGGCGTCGTCGCTCACATCAACCTCTTACAACAGGGTGTTGTTCTGGTTGGACACATGAAGCGTCGCACACGATGAACGCGATGTCCATCTCCTGCAACAGTGAGATTCGGAACCGGCCAATTGCCTCTATGCGCCCTGGCGCCGGTGTTGTGTTTCGTGGACACTCTGTTCGGCGCATGAGACACCTATGCAGCGCCACCAGGGGGAATGTCGGGCATTCCCCCTCAGTCACATGAACACCCCCACGCTCATGACATGACACGGAGTGGCAGGATGAACCTCATGGCCGAACACGACGCACCCGCGCGGACGGACCTGTCCGACCTCGTGCGCGCCCGCCGGCAGGAGCTACGGCTCAGCCTCCGGGCCGTTCAGGACCGGACGGTGGACCCTGGCACCGGCGACCCGCTGCTCAAGTACTCCTGGATCGACAGGCTGGAGAAGGGGCAGCCCGTCATCCCGCCGCAGTACCCGCAGTTGAAGGCGCTCGCGGCTGCGCTGGATCTATCGCTCGGGGCCGTTCAGGATGCTGCGGGGGCCCAGTTCTTCGGTATCGACACCGTGTGGTCGGAGTCCCACGAGGCGCGCGCCCTGGTGCGCCGGGCGGACCGGATGACACCGGAGCAGCTGGAGCAGCTGCGCCGGCTTATCGACACCATCGCGCCGCCGGAGTGACTCTCCGGCATATGCCATGGCCTGCGCTTGCACGCTGTGTAGTTTCTGCGTGCGCACGGTAGTCAGGTGCCGTCTTCGTGCGGCACCATTGCTGTTTCGCCTGGGGGGCGTGGGAGTCCGGTAACCTGCGCATGTCTGGAGGGTTCGAACTAGTGAGCGAATCCCGCAGCATGGGCCGCGCCAAGTGGGGGTCAGATGGCTGACAGTGAAGTACGAACCGGAAGCGCCCAGGCGCGCATCATGCTCACCGATCTCGTCCCCGAGGGCAGAACCATGGTCGAAATCGTGAGCGACGACGAGACCGTCATCTGCGTCCGCCGCGGAGAAATGAGCGAGGCCCTCGTCGAGGAGTGGAACGATCACCTCGCACACGCCACCAGGTCAGGCTGCTGGCTACGCGCGGAGACCGACGAGCGGCCCGGAGGCCGCCCGCCGATCTGACCTCACCCCGCCCGTACGGGGCGCAGCCCCGCCCGCGGGGCAGGTACACCCATCGCTGCCTCGACGGCGGCCATGATGTCGTCGTCGAGGCCGCGCACCAGGTGCCCGTACCGGTCCACCGTCGTCTGAATCGACTCGTGGCCCAGCCGTAGCTGAATCGCCGGAAGCGGCACGTTCGCCCCAATCAGCCACGCCACGTGCGTATGCCGCAGGTCGTGAATCCTCGGCCGCTTCGGCAAGCCCTTCTTCACCGCCTCTGCGACAGCCGGCTTCCACTTCCGGTTGTAGTAGTTCGCGTGCCGCCACTCCCCGCCCATGGCCGCCCGGAACACGAAGTCCGTCGGCGCGCGCCCCGTCACCTGCTCGCGCACCATGGCCACCTGCACCGGGCTGAGCGCAATCAGGCGCCTGGCCTTCTTCGTCTTCGGCGGCCCGAGGTAGAACGCGCCGCCGACGCTGCCCTTCTCGGCCTTCTTCCAGGCCCTCTGGACGTTCGCTACCGGGCGGTCGGAGTTCAGGGCCAGGTCCTGCACCTGGAGGGCTGTGGCCTCACCCCAGCGCATGCCCGTGCCGACGAGCCAGTCGGCCAGCGCGCGGGCGCCCGGGTCGGTGATCTCGGCGGCGATGCGCTGGTACTCCTCGCGCTCGAGGAACGTCATCTCCTCGGTGGTGTGGTCATCCGTCCGAGGGAGTGACGTCTTCTTGCAGCAGTTCGTGGTGCGCAGCTGGGGCGTGCTGTCGATCGCGGCCTGGACGATGCAGTAGAGGAGGCCATGCCGGTTCGCGATGCTCTTCGGGTCGGCCGGCCGCCGCAGCCACTTCCCCTCGGCCGCCGGGTTGGGCTCGCCCTTCTCCTCGGTGCGCACCCAGTCCGTCACGTCGTCCTGCGTGAGGTTGCCGATCGTGGCCGGCACGGACCGGCCCTGAAGGGTGGTGTGTCGCAGCAGCGAGAAGTGGATGCGGAGGTCTCGGTGGTAGTCCTCGCGGGTGCGCTCCTCGATGCCGGTCAGCCGGTCGATGTACCGTGCGGCCCACGCCTCGAACGGCATGTCGCCGGGCGTGGTGGGTTCCTCGACGAACCCCTCGCCACGCACCCAGCCGTGTGGCCAGCGGTTGCCGTGCGCCTCCACCAGCTTCTTGAACTGCTCGGCCGAGGGCTCGTCACCGAAGCGCTCGATCTGCCAGTCGCCGGCCTCGCGCCACTTCACCTGATAGGTGACGCTGCCGTCCTTCTTGGGCCGTCCCACGATGCTCGCCAT